ATATGTTGTTGCACCAAAGTCTATACCTGAAGCACTGTCCGCCAAACCTTTAAAATAATTTGCGTGTACTTCATACCATTTGTCAGTAACAATACCTAAACTTTTATTTCCAGTTCCTGGAATAATACCTTCTGTACTTACAAAAGCAATTTCATTAACTGTGCCGGTGTCATTTACTTTTAAAGAAATTTTACTGCCTATTTCGTTAGCAATGGCTCCATCTGTTCCGTTTTCAATTGAAACTTTTAAATCGTTTGAATCACCAACAGTAAATCCTACATCACCAAATCTTACAATGCTAGAAAAAGCACTTGCTCCTGCTTTGATGTAATCAGATGCTAAAAATCCACCTAATCTATCTGAGTCTGATGCTGTACCATAAAATCTATGATCAGTGGATGTAACACCGTTGGTTGTAGATTGTGTGTTAACTAATGTGATACCTTTTTTAACAACATCAAATCCTGTAATCGTATTTGAAGGATCTGCTGTGCCAATTGTGAATGCTGTTGAACTGAAAATTAAAACAGTGTCGTTGTTAATTTTTCCTTCAATAACTTGTTGGTTGGCATTTAAACTGTCTTTGATTTGTCTTGATACAAACTGAGTAACTGAACTTCCTGTGCCTTGTGGACCTACAAGAATAAAACTTGTTCCGTCCCAAGCATACAATTGACTGTTTGCTGAATCCCACCAAAAGTCACCAGTGGTTAATCCTGCTGGTGCAGTAGTACCTACTTCAGCACCGCCTGTTGTTCTGAATTTTGTTCCATCATAAAACTTTAATTTGCTTGAAGATGTGTCAAACCATATTTGACCACCCAGTGGACGACTTGGTTGACTGCCACTAGCAAAGTTTTCTAATAGGTGTAAGAAGTTTTCGTTTTGAATTTCACCGTAACCAGCATAGTTTTTACCTATAAAACGTAGATTAGTTGTATTATCAATAGTACCGTCTTCTACAGTTGCTATCAGTGTTCCATCAAATTTGTTAACAATATATGCCATAAATCCCTTTGTTTCTTATATTTATCGTCCTACGGAGTTAATGTTAGTGTTATTTCTCTATCAAATGTCCAAGCACCGCCATTAACACCAAATTGTAATAGTTTTCTTGTAGGAGCAAAAGTGATTGATCCTGTTACATTTGATGCATTAGATAACTCTTCTATCACCTGTTTATTCGCCGCACCCACCGTTGGAGTTCTTTCCACTGTACCAACTGTACAAGTGGCTCCGCCCCAGCCTGCCGCTGAAGTGTCTAAATTGATTGTGAAACTCACAAAGTTTGGAGATTCTGCTGGGAATTCTGCCGCCTGTATTGTGTAGTTGCCATCTATGTTTGCTGTAACACCATTTACCACAGTTGTTCCTGTGATCACAACTTGTTGTGCACCTTCATAAAAATGCGAAGCAGTTGTTGTAATTTTTGTTGTTGTTCCTAAATTAGGATCTTGTGCACCAAACGTAACACTTTGTATTGTTCTTTGTTGTACAGTGATTGTTTGGTCAACCTGTGTAAAGTTTTTCAATCCTGAAAAATCAATTGTTGGTATTGTGAAACCACCGCCAACACCGTAATCAACTGTAAGTACTCTTGCCAAAGCACCGTCGCTTCTTGCTGGAATCACACTGTTAACAAACACACCTAATGGTGGTTCTGCAGAACCACTTCCGTATCCTGCAACAGGATAAAGTGATTGTAAAACTTCTCTTGTGTTAAGATAATTATTTCCCACAGTGTTTTGTGTAAAACCTGAAACATCTAATTGTAAACTTATAATTGTAGATCCGTCTGTGTATTCTTTTGTAGCAACATCTGAAGCATTAATTGGTGTTCCAACGCCTGTAATTCTTTTGCTACTTAAAACTTCTATAGCCGCTGTGTCTGAACTTAATTTTAATGACTGTGCATTTTGACTAGTGATTGTGGATCCGTTAATATTAACATCATCTACATTTAAATTTACCAAAGTTCCTACTGATGTTAATGATGATCCTAAAACCGAACCGCCTAAAGCAGTTTCTGTTAACACAGTGTTTGTATTAATTTTGATACCTCTACCAACAGCAAAATCTAAATATTCAGAACTTGTCCAAGCATCTGTACCGTCTGCCCAGGCAAATGTTTTATCACCGTCTGTAGATTTTAAAGTTATTCCGCCACCATCTGCTCCAGCATCGTTAGTTGTTGCACCTGAACTGGAAAGATTTAATTCTATGTTTTTATCTTCAACTCTTAAAGTAACTGTGTCAACTGCTGTTTGTGTTCCGCCTATAGTTAAATTTCCATCTATGATTGCATTTCCACCTACGTGTAAAGTTGCTGTTGGAGTTGCTTTGTAAATTCCAACTGCTGACGCAGAAGTGTCTATTTTGAAAGCAGAAATTTCAGCAGGTGTTCTTACTTTGATTTCTACATCTTGATTTGATAGTTGATTTGCTATTGTGAATGCATTGTTAGTAAATTCTAATTTTGTATTTTGGTTTAACCCAAGAGTCAATCCTGCATTGTTTTGAATTGTAAGAGCACCTGTTGTTGTATCATCACTGTCTGATACCAAGTACTGATCTGCTGTACGAACAAAACCATTACCGTCTACTAATGATTCAGCAATTGTGGCTGTGCCTTTGTATTTGTAATCTGTTCCTACTGTGTTAAAACCTTTTACTATTGTTCCTGTTGGATTAGCCGTTGTAACTAAATCAGTAATTACTTGTGCCGCAACTGGTGTAAAAGTTGCATTTGAATGAACTCCAACAATGTTACCACCTACAAACATTTTAACCACTGTTTGTGTAATGTTTTGTGTGTCAAGCACACTTGCTACTTGGTGACCTGATGTTCCTTGTGCTGTAGAATAATCAGGACCTACTAATTGTAATCTTGTACCATCATAAAAATACAGTTGGCTTGTTACACTATTGATCCAAAGATCACCTGCAACCATGTTAGGTTGTTGCTCTGCAACTGTTGTTCCGCCTGATGATGTAAATGCTGTTCCGTTATAAACTTTTAATCTATTCTCTGCTGTGTCAAACCAAAGTTGTCCTCTTAATGGATTGATCGGAGCAGATGCGTTAGCAAAGTTTTCTAATATTTGTATAAAGTTTTCATTTAATACTTCACCAAAACCTGAATAGTTTCTTCCTATCAGTGTAAGATCACTGGAAGTGGTATCTAATTGACCGTCAACTAAATCTACAAGTAAACTGCCGTCAGTTTTATTCAACCTATAACTCATTATGCTCCTCCAGTATATATGATGTAGTTTAATGTTAAGTATGGATTCATCACATCCATTGCTTGTCCTATTGTTCCGTCTATGCCACCTGAGTTAGGTAATTGTTGAGCACCATCGGTATTTGATAAATCTGGTCCGCTTGTTGTTGTTACTTCTGGATCTGTAGAAGCACCTGCAATGTTTCTACCTGCAAAGAATTGATCTCCATTGTCTGCTCTTAAATCGTGTTCGTGATCTGGAAGATTTTCTTTCGCAATAGTTTTTGTTTCGTTACCAGCACCTAAACCTAATCCATCTGCTACAGGTGATGTCACTCTGTCTGCAGAACCTTGTCCTAATCCAGGATTGCTCATGTTGTCTTTACCTAATGGAAATCTACCACGCATATCTGGTAATTTAAATACTGCAGAACTACTTGGAGTTCCATACTGCGTTCCTATTGCTTGAAACAATTGATTATAAACTGATCTTTGTAATTCAGCACCATCACAAAATAACCAGTCTGTAGGAGCAGTTGCTCCAGCAAAAGGCATCATTGATGCTACTGGTGGTGTTGGTATTGCGTTAGTGATTGCTCCAACCGTTGTTTTAAAAATTCCTGTTGTTCCTGCTGTTCTGTTAATGATAATTTCATCTGCAACATCGCTAGTGGTTGTTAATGTTTGATTACCTATGAATGAATTGTTTATGCTTGTTGTAAAAGTTTTTGTTGTTCCACCAGTTTGTCCGTCAAACGAAACATCTACTGCTGTAACATCTCCTGCCAATCTAAATGTTGTTGCTTGAGCAAGTTTATCTGCAGAAGTGGCACTTGTAGCATTTCCTGTGATACTACTTGTTACAACACTGCCTGCTTGTATTTGGTTGGCGTATACTGTATTGTATCTGTTTGTAGTTGATCCAAGATTATAAGTTAAGTTTTGTGAAGGTAAAACAGTTTGTGCTGTTATGTTGCCAGCAAATGTTCCTGCTCCACCTACGTGTGCATCAAGAGCCACACCTAAACCACCTTTAGAAACAATTGCGCCTGAACTTATATTGATTGATGGTGATGTGCTGTTTGATACTATTGTACCTGATGATAAAATATTTCCTGTAACATCTAATGCTTCATTTGGATTTGTTTTATTAATACCAACTTGTTGTTGTGAACTTATTCTCATCACAGTTGATACTGAACCACCACTGTTTAATCTAAAGTCTATTTCTTCATCTTGTGTTCCTAATTGAATTATACCTGCTTGATTTTCAACAAACATTTTGAATGTTCCAGCGGCACCAACTTCTATACCTTCGTCAGTTTTAATTTTAATAGGAAAGTCAGTTAATGATGTTGTGTCTGATCTTAAAAAATTTCCTGCGGCAACTGTTGTGTTACCAACTACTAATGATTCTGCTTTTTCCGATGTTCCATATAGTTTGTTTACATCGGAACCAAAATTTGTTGAACTTAAATTTACTCCTGGATTCAATGCTGAAAAGCCTGGGATAGTTATTTTAGGAGTGAATGAACTTTTAGAAATTATAGCAACTGTTTGTGCTTCGACTTCAAGTTTTACAATGTTGTATGTTAAATCATCTGTGCCTATTACTGATACAGGAGTTGCTCCAGTAGTCAAACCTTGACTGTATTGTGGACCAATTAAAACCCAACCTGAACCTGTGAACAAATATAATTGTTGAGCATTTGTGTCTACCCATAAATCTCCTGAAATACTTTCAGATGCACTTGGTTGATTGATTGCTTTTTTCAATCCACCTGACGCTACCCAGTTTGCTCCATCATAAACTTTAAGTTGATCTACACCTGCTGTGGTATCAAACCAAAGTTGTCCTTCAATAGGTCTTAATGGTGCTGTACTGTTAGCAAAATTTTCTAATAAATGTAAAAAGTTTTCCGATATAACTGTTCCGTATGAAGTGGTATTCTTTCCTGGAAAATTAACACTGGTCTGATTGTTTACCGTGTTGTCTTCTATCGTGATAGTGCCTTTGTTTACAGCATCTGTGAAACTTATAGTGTATGCCATTTATTACCCTTCGTTAAAACCTGTCAAACTCTGAACTCTAACTGTATAGTCAATCTGTATTAATCTGTTTAAACTTTTTTGTACTGGGTGAAAAATTACGTGTGTTAGTAATTTACCTGTACCACTTGGTGAATAACTCACCAATCCTAATTCATCAAACACATACAAACTCTCTGATGCACTTGCAGTATCAACAGCATCTTGTCCGTTTGGTTCACCATAGTCTAACAAACAAGTTACAATAACATCTGTATAATTTGTTCCATTAATATGTCTTGTTTCTATTTTGT